TGAAAGCAGAATTCCAAGACAACTTGCGCTGCCTCATTCATGCCTTTCGTTCTAACAGGGGACCCTCCCGTTGATGATGTAAGAAACGCTGATTTGAGGTGCGAATCTGACTTGTCGTTCAACTTATTCTTTGAAACGGCTAGTTTAGCACCCGACCTCATCGTTACTAATGATGACATTTCATCCCGCAGGAAAGTCCTGACCCCCCCTGTGTCCACCTCTTCAAGCTTAGTTAAACCGAAGTTTAGCATTACAAGCAATACGGCAGGCCGCGGGGGTAATGGGGTATCCAACCAAGTTAGTGCTCGTTCTACGTCACCTGAGAAGGATTTAACGCCTTCCCTAATATTGGCAAGTGCTAGCGCTCGAGCTTCATCCATAGCGGGAGAGCTTCTAGAATCGACCCCTTGCTTTATCAGCTTACTTTCCATACTTCGTAACGCAATGGCACCTAGCGTTAGCATCGAACTAACGTTGTGGGCCTCAGAGGGCGTACCTTCTAAGGCCCATTTCAGGAAGGCCTCTCTTATTCCCCGGTTCGCACCAGTTCCTATGAAGAATTTCCTTCCCAAATCGTCAATCACGTGGCGGTTACGATAAAAATCTGTTTTTCCATCATCAAGTTGAAAAACAGTTTTTGGTCCGTTAACGTCGTGGGTAGACATAGTTAACGTCTTCTTTTCTTACGACGAGCGCGCCCCTGCCCAGCAGACTGATCGGTGTTTGCGCTCACATCACTCTGAGATGAGTTAAACGTACCCGTAGTGGCGGTCCTGTCATGAACTAATTTGTCTTTATGTTCGATTTTCTTCGCCTCCATCTCTTTAAGCAGGTCGTCAGATATCGGCGTTGCTGTCTTGGCAGCGCTCATCTTGGATGCGTCTAGCTGCGTTTGTGCAGAAGTAAGCCCTGCCTTAGACAATGCTTCGTTATACTGCTTAAGCGCGTCTTGCACGAAAGATGATTCATTTGCTGAAGCCGACGAAGCGTTAGATGCTTCAGAACCAGCCGTATAAGGAGTGTAAGGTACAGTCCCTGCAGCAGGTGACGCCGTCCAAGATTTAACGTTTGGCAGCAGTATATTAGCCATCATGCCGAAGTCTTCGGTAGTGTCAACTGCGGTGAAGCTATTACTCATTTCTCCCATGCCAAAGTAATAGCTGGAAGCAGGTCGAATCAAAGAATTGAGAGACATGAGCGGACTCATCTCTACAGATGGATTAATGTTCCATGTGCATACGTCAAGCACTGTCTGTCCCACTCGATCATCTGTTGTCCCGATGTAAGCGGCGCAGTCATCAGCGCTTTTGATCCACTCAAAAGAGTTTGGTGAAACCGTAGCTCCTGCTTCTGGAAGTTCAGGCGTTACAGTCATCGCAGCAGGGACCCCAATAGGAGCGAAC